ACACTGATACTAAAAAGTTCGATGATATGAAATCTGATGCTGCAGTGAGCATGGCTAACGCCCTNATCGCCGCAACCAAAGCCATGATCAGTCAAAAGATCACAGCCGGCGCCCCAGGAGCAAGACCAACCAGGAATGATTTTGTCAAGTCTACAGAGAAAGGAATGGAAGTATTTACTGCAGACCTAAACACAAAATCAGCGCCCGGCTTCTATATAGCTTTTTCCCGTGAGATCATAAGGGACACCCTTGATCTGTCGACACAATTTGCAGCTACCAACCTCACCTCCAGTGACGTCGCCACATCCGGCCAACTGAAGATGCTAGAGACGTTGCGAAAATCTAAAGTCATGGCTGCCATAAATGCTTTTTCTGCGATTGGAGATATCGCCATAGACCAGGAAAGAGGAATATACAATACTGACAGAATCAGATCAAGCTTCATCGGGATAGATCTGGCGTCAGCAGTATCTCACAAGAGTAAAAGAGATTCTTCTAACATAGAATTTGGTGATTCTCAAAAAACGCAAACACCTAACGATCGTAGGCTCACATGGCGAGGAAGCGCAACGCCGTCTTTATTTTTGCTACCCCCTTCAGTGGAATTTGCACACACAAATACTGGACAGAGTGGTTTAATTTCTACTGCGCATTCAAATTTAAAGTCAACAACTCTGGTTAAGTCTAAAAAGCTTTCTAAGGAGGATGTAGCTAGACATGAACGCCGCTTGGATGCAGAGTACGTACCTTTTTACTTCCAGGATCTTAGAACTAATGAGATCATATCTTTTCACGCTTTCTTGTCACAGTTAGAGGAGTCGTATACGCCACGATATTCAGAAGAAAGAATGATAGGAAGAGCCGACCCAGTAAGAATATACCAGGGTACCTCAAGATCTATTAGTCTTCGTTTTGTTCTCACAGCTACGTCCAGGGAAGATTTTAATGAGATGTGGATGAAGTTCAATAAGATGATAACATTGCTTTACCCGCAATACACTAAAGGTAGAACAACAATGTCTGAAGACAATGCGACTAGAATCGCAATGCCTTTCTCCCAGATTATGTCTTCTTCTCCAATGATAAGACTTCGAGTAGGCGACGTAATTAGGTCTAATTATAGTAGATTTAACTTGGCCCGACTTTTCGGAGCGGGAACTACTGATTATGATCCGGGAAACCAATTGCGCAAGGGGGAATTCAACTTCCTGCCCGAAGGTGGTGTCTCAGCAGCTGAAGTGCAGCTAGAAGGTCTTATCGCGATGAACAAATCTATTATGTCACCTGCATTCCTGAAGGGCGCCGCAAATTTAGTTGACGGCCTAAAGCTTCTTGTAGCTCGCGCTCGCACAAGACCTTTGAGGGCAGCCCAAGTCGACGCTACAGGCCTGATGTTTGGAGATGTTGTTCGAGTTCCGTACCCAGAGGTTCGATCACTTAGGTTAGTTCCTGAAACTAAAGGTCAAGCCGACGGCCTCAACACCGGCGAAGATCCTCTTTACCTTCCTTACAGAGATGTCTATGCAAGAGTTATGGGCAAGGCAACAGTTGACGGCGAAATCAAATACAGAGTGATGCTCTTTGCTGATGCTCAAGCTCTCTTCACACCTTTAGCGGGAACTTTTGGAAATCAATACTACTTGGATCACGGGGACATGCAGGTCTTCGCATCCGGGTTAATTCTTGCTCAAGCTGTATTGCTTGGCCTTAAAGGTTTTACGGGTGCAGTGGGATTAAACGTCCCAGGCAAAGGCCAGAATGGAGTTGCCCTCGGCGCAGGCCCAGGTTTGGATTATTTTAAGAGGGCAGTTGAGTTTCTAAGGCCTAAAAGTAATGCTGTAGTTAGATCTTTCGAGGAAGCATCGGGAAAAGGTCTAGGCGGCTTTATTACAAGTATGCAGATGACTTGGATCAATGACAGAAATGTCTGGGAAACAGATTTGAACGCGAGAGCTCCAAAGACTTTTGAAATACAGATGCAATTCGCACCCATTCATGATATTTCACCTGGGCTTGACCATGATGGCTATACAAGAGCAATAAACTACCCAGTTGGAGAAGTTGCTAATACCCTCTCCGGAGATGAAACGTGGCTGGATGAACTCGGTGTCGCCATCGCCAACCCTAAAACTGCTGGGGCAGGTCTGAGATACGCGCTCGATTCAGATTACGTAGACGAGACAAGAGAGCTTGTACTAAGAGATCCCCAAGATGGCTGGGATGAGGCAGCCCTTGCCGCAATGAGACTTCTTGGTAAGGCAGTGAGGTAAAAATATGTCAGTCAGAAGATATGTCAGAGATGGAACAATCTTAGGGGGCAAAGGCTTCGGAACAGCGTCAGCTGTTAATGCGATTAGACATGCAGTCCGACGAGGAAATATTGAATTTGATGTAAAAAACCTTACTGAGTCTCAACGCCTAGATGTTATAGCAGGGGAAGTTTACGGAGATTCATCTATGTGGTGGATCATAGCTGCTGCCAGCGACATCGGTTGGGGATTACAAGTCCCACCAGGAACATTTCTAAGAATCCCAACAGATCTAGACCAGATCGGAGATCTTGTGTCATGACCAAGCCTAGATTTGTGACCGGCTTAAAATTCAGAAAGATGAAATCCGCCGCAGAAAAAATAAAAAACTCTACAGGCTATGGCGGAATGCTGTCAGGAAACCCCACTAGTGACTCTGGCAACAAGTCACCCTTAGAAGATTTGATGGCGTGGGATACTGATGGCGCAAGATACATGAATGACATTATAAAACAAATAAAACAAAATGGTGAAGATTATACAGAAAAAAATGTTCATTTTTATACCGAAGAGCCCAACGGATTAAAGACAGGAAATCGCTTAGAAGAAAATAATAAGAGCAAAGAATTTGAAATGAGAGTTGTTGCTCCTCGAATCGTAGTCAACGTTAATAAAAAGCTGAATAATTTAGATATTACTGCTGACGTTGAAAGTAAACCGACACAAGACAATCTTCCAAAGCTAAGCATTGTAAATGTTTTGAAAGATGATTTTACTCCTACAAGCGTCAACACCAATGAAATTGAGTTGTTCATGAACGGGATTCCTTCGCATGAGTTTTCTCGATGTGTACCCTTTTTGGACGTTATATTTGAAGTAAAAACAGACAAAAAAACTAAAAAAAACCAAAGGTACGGATTGAGTCTTCACAGCATTGTTGAAGGATCTAACCCACCCAAAGAGGGCTCAGCTGACCAAGCCATCGCCACAAGTATGCCTGTAGGACTAGGGGAGACAGATCCAGAATCTGAATCCGGTCGATATACATTTGGAATTGAGATGTTTACCACCCCGCAGACTTTTTCTCCCATGACTACTGGTGTAGGTAAAGGGGGCAAAAATAGAATTGAGCCCATATTAGATAAGTTCAGGCCCTTTATGTCTATAAAAAGCTTTGATGTTAATTTAGTACCCGTCGCCGGCGGCTTTTATCAAAAAACGATGGGCACCATGAAGATAGTTTTGCATGACAGATCAAGAATGCATGAAATTGCTCATCTGGTAAGGCCTGATAATTTTAGTTCTAATAAGCTTTACACTGAGTATGGCTGGTCGCATCCTGACGGAGATCTAGGCGGAAATAGAAATCCCTATGGTGACTTCCTCAATAACCTTAGAAGGAAACAGAAATGGTCTCTGTATAACAGTTCATTTTCTTTTAGGCAAGACGGACAAGTAGATATAACACTTTTTTTAGCGGGCTTAGGCAATAAAGCAGCGGAACAGACCTCTATTGATTCTAACGAGTATATAAAAGATCTAGGTGAAGACATGATGAAGATCGAAAGTGCAGTCATGACCCTCGCTCGAAAAGAAGGNCTGGGAAAAAAAATCTCACCTGAGTATGTACAAAAAGGNGCCCTCGGAAAAACTTTAAAATCTTTCTCACCAAAGTCAGTTCAAGATGTATTGAATAAAATTGAAAAAATGGGAAAAAAGAATAAGAGTAAAAACCTGCCAGATATTAAAAATCTCAAGACTAAACTAGTGGAGTATTTATCTGCTCAAGATCTCTTCACAAACGCAACAGATCAAATTATCAATTTTTTAGAAATAGATGTTCTTGACTCGTGGCCCCGCCATGACCCACTTCTTGAAAGTGCGGAAAGAAAGTCTAAGTCAAAGATTGTTGCACAGGGAACTCAATCAAGAGCAGGTACGTCCACTGTCTCCCCCGAAGCCGCCAAAATCAATCCTAGCCCACAGTGGATTAGCTTGGCGAAAGCATTTTCTGTTTTTGTAGGCCGGCCGCTCGTATCTACAGGGCGATTCCAAGAAGTTCAAATGTTTTTTTATCGATTCGCCGAGCGAAAAGGAGGGCCGCTAGAGGGAATGAACGCTTTAACCACAGGAGAGTTTCTTATAAGCCGACCTGAGCTAATGGCGGGCATTAGACATATGATGACTATTTATAGAACATCTAGTATTCCAGTTGAGACGTTTATGTCATTTGTAATTGAGAACTTTGTCCAGTTCATTGGATCACCGCAATACAACATGATGGATGACTTAGAAATATATCAGAACATCGAAAAGGGAAAAAGGGAGTCCCTAGCAAGTGCCGTAGGTGTCGATGAGCTTCTGAAGCTAACCGATGAACAAAAGAAAAAAATCAATACAATGAATGACAAGATAGCAGATTTTATTTTCCCAAAAATTGCTGTTGAATTTGAGTCTGTTCCAAGAATACCTGAAAAAGGACAGTCTCGAAAAGGCGCCGAGAAAGATACTATTTTAAGGATACATGTGTATGACCAGCATGCTGGAAAGCAAGAGCCCTATGAAGAGCTTATCAATGCATCAACCGAAAACCTGGAAACTCTCAGGCAGATCAAGGATACGCTCTCCGGAAAATCCACTGCAGAGAAAAATACGGAAAATGAAACTCAGCGCCCAAGCATTCGATCGAAAGAGCTTAATAGACTAATAACGGAGCTGGCAGAAAATCACCCGAATGGATTGAAGCCCCATCGAGAAGGAGGATTAAATTCTAAAGTTAAGGAGTTTACTGTAAATCTTCCTTACGAGACTGTTAAGCAAAAGATCGCAGGTTCATTTCCATATGTCACTTACGGAACTGAAGCTTCTGCTATTTTAAGTGCAAATTTTAGATCTATCCAGAACTCACATCACAAAAATGTTATATTGTCTCAGGTTGGGAGGAATCCCGAAACCGCAGCAAACGGTCTAGGCTCCGACGGTCTACCAATTTTTACTACTCCTGCTTCTCTTAGCTTAGAGATAATGGGCTGCCCTCTTTTTAAATACCGAACTGCTATGTTTTTTGATTTTAAAACGGGCACAACAATAGACAATGTTTACTACGCCAGAAGTGTGAGGCACACCATTCAACCGGGCTCATTTACAACTAACATAGAAATGGCAACCCGACTTGCCGATGGAAAATATCGAAGCTTGTACGCACTTCTTAAGAATGCAATTGAGTATATTGATGCAAATGAAGCTGATGATACAACAACATCAACTCCATAGTAAATTCTGATATGTAAATTTTTGAACGCTAGGATATAATGTTCACATGAACGTTTGCATCAGCAAAAAAGTCCTTGGAACTAGCCTTCACTTACTATCTAGCGATGATGGGACAATTACGTGGACGTCTAAAATCCCAGGAGATTGTTTCCCAGTAGGATTTTCAGATAATGATACATTTGCAACTGTCAGTAAACTACTTGGAAAAGAATTAGATCTCACTCCTGGAAAGCAGTATGTTGACATGATGTCATCACTCCAGATTGAGGATAATATTCCGTGGCATCACGTTGTTCCAGCTAAAGCCTTCAAGGAGTTTATCCAGAGGATCGTAGATAGCTCCAGAACGATTTCTACAAGCGACCAGTATGTATACTATCAAAACCATCTGGCTAAAGCACAGAGATCATCCCAGAGACTCGCACCTGTAAAAATAGATGAGAATGAGTATAAGCGGTTGATGATGGATCCGAAGACGATGAATAAGAACGTCATCCAGAGCTTCGCACCAGAGGCAGGATATGCTGGTAGAACTACCTACGGATTCACAACTACTAATACAGGACGTCTAACTGTACGAAAAGGCCCACAAATTCTTACTCTTAAGAAGGAGCATAGGGCTATATTAAAGTCTAGGTTTCCCAAGGGTAGAATAATTCAACTCGACTACACAAGTCTAGAACCTCGAGTTGCCCTGTCGATGATCGGACATAATCCGCCAAAAGACATCTATAATCATGTCGCCGAAAACATACTTGATAACCAGGCCAGTCGCGAATCTGCTAAGTTGTTGACTATCGCACTTCTTTATGGAATGGGCCAAAAAAGAGTAAAAGATATCCTGTCTGGAACTTATCTAGACTCAAGAGAGACAATGACAAAACTGGATGAGTTTTTCGGCGCCCAAATTATTCGAGAAGAACTTGCCAAGCAGGCAACATCTGGTTTTATTCAAAATTATTACGGCCGGAACATAAAAGTTAGAAATGATTCCGAACATGTCCTTTATAACAATCTTATCCAGTCTACAGCTGTTGACGTTGCTTTGCAAGGATTCACAAAAATGATAGATAAGATTTACGAAGAAGAGAAGCAAATGCGACCTATTTTTATTCTACATGACGCTTTGCTTATAGATTGTCCCCCGGAAGAAGTAGGATTCTTAGACGATCTTTGTACGCTTGGAAGTAAAGCCGAGAACTTAGAGGCGCATTTTTACATTAAGAAGGAACTTGTAAATTGACTATTGAGATGAATATCGAGAAGATGCAACACGACTATGAGATGATTAGATCTCTTTGCGAAAAGCTGGGACACAGGTCAAAGCCCGCAATAGAGTTACTTAATCACATCGAAGAAAGATTAGTCACCTGCCCATCCTCAGAGAAAAATGAGTATTTTAATTCTTTTCCCGGCGGCTTGATGGATCATGCATTGAAGATTCTTGACTCTTCTTACAAGCTGGTAAAAGCACACGATGCTAAACTCCCGAAGGAGTCCATCATCCTGTGCTCTCTGTTTTCCCTTATCGGTAAGGTTGGAGATGAGAATCACGACCTCTATATACCACAAGATAATGACTGGCGTCGAAACAATCTCGGGGAGAACTATAAGTTTAATCCAGAATTACGTCATATGAGAGCGACCCACCGATCCCTTTACCTTCTTCAAAAGTTTGGAGTCGACCTAACTCAAGAGGAATGGCTTGCGATCTTGCTAGCCGACGGACTTACCGACGACACTCGACTTTACTCAATGCGCGAACCGACCCTCGCTCTGGTGATCTCATCTGCTAACAAGCTTGTGATGGCTGCTGCAAGAGAGTCTTAAACAACTCTTTCTCTCGTTGATGTATATTTATAACCGCTATGAAGAAACGTTTCACACCCAAATATATTAAGCGCTCCACTGTCCGACCTTCTGGGATCGCACAGACCGGCGCCGGCCCTATGTCTGCCAAAGCCGCCCCTCCCGACGCCCACCGGCTTGGCAACCTTCCCCAGGATTGGCCTCGATCTGGACAGTCCGGACAATACACAGCCTCTATCATGGGTCGTATGGGCGACGGAAGCTTAGCTTACTACACAGACGAGGATATCGAGGAATTTAGGGATCAAGACGGACCGCCAGGAAAAGCTGGTAACTACCAGTCGGATATGAAGCGCGTATATATCAAAAGTGGCGGTGGTAAAGGAATGATCGGCGCTGCAGGAATACATGAGACCAAGGAGCCAAGCATGGAAGAGCAAGCCCTACGTGAGCTAATTCGAGAGATGATTCAACAGGAGCTGAATGAAGCCCGTAAGAGAAAGATGGCGCCTGATGTCGCTGCATACTCAGCTGAGCTCATGAGATCTTCTGACGGCGAAGACGAGGAAGATAAAGATAAGCATGCCGGCAAGAAGCGAAAAGCTACTGATGAGTTCTCGGGCGCCGGCGCAGTCGCTGGCTTTGCTTTGCCTTTAGGCGCTTCCAATGAGCCCTCCACGCTGAAGTCCCGCGGCGATTTCTCTTCCCGAATGTTCGGCGGCGGCCCAATTAGACTCAACGCCCGAATCCTGTCCCGCGAAAAAAAGTAAAAAATACCCAATAGAGCTTGAACATCTCCCACAGTTAGGGTACATTAAAACACGTATCCAAACTGCCAACTAAGGAGATATACGATGGCACTTGATTTTGACGCAATCCGCCGCAAGGTTGCACAGCTTTCGGGCAACGGCCCTCGAAAGAGTTCTGTTTTCTGGCGCCCCGATGAGGGCGAGTATACTGTCCGCCTTGTGCCGTGGAAGGACAGTGATGGCCAACCGTTCAAGGAGCGCTGGTTTTATTATAATATCGGTGAGAACCGTGGCATCCTTGCACCCAAGCAGTTCGGCAAGCCTGATCCTATTCAAGAGCTAATTAACAAGCTTCGAGATGATGGCACACCTGAGTCCGCTGAGCTTTGCAAGCGCCTATATCCCAAGATGCGCGCCTACGCCCCTCTCGTCGTACGCGGAGAAGAAGATAAGGGTACTCAACTCTGGTCTTTCGGCAAGCGCGTCTACCAGGATCTGCTTTCAATCATGCTTGATCCAGATTATGGCGACATCACCGATCCTCAAGAGGGTCGTGATGTGAAGGTTACTATTTCTAAGCAACCTGGTCAAAATTGGGCCACTACTACAGTTATGCCCCGCGGGAAGCAAACTACCTTAACAGAAAATGACGAGCAAGCAACCACTTTGCTTGACAACTTGCCTAATCTGGAAGAGTTGTACTCACTTGAGTCTTACGAAGAGATCGAGAAAAAGGTAAATGACTGGCTTAACGGTGAGTCTTCAGTCGATGGTACCGAGCAGACCACTACATCTGCTACGACGTCCACAACGACTAGCAAGAATACCGCTTCAGAGACTACCAAGACTGATGGTAAGCAGTATACGTCTCTTGATGATGCTTTTGCTGATCTTCTAAACGACTGAGGTACTAATGGCTAAGAAAAAGACACCTAAAAAGGGTCCAGGGACTGATGATTTCACTTCAGATCTAATTAAGTCTCTAAACAAGGATCACGGAAGTCGAATAGCCTACAACCTCAGCGTTGATGAGTCTCCTACGCACGTGAAGGCCTGGGTCTCTACTGGAATTCGACAGCTTGATTACCTCACTTCTAATCGAAAGAATGGAGGCCTGCCATGCGGTCGAATTGTGGAGATCTTTGGCCCTCCGTCTATTGGAAAATCACATATTGCCTTGCAAATCGCCCGCAGTACCCAGAAAATGGGTGGCATTGTAGTCTATATCGACACAGAAAATGGAACCTCGGTTGAGAATCTAGGTCTCCTCGGTGTTGATGTTTCAAATCGATTTGTGTTTATTGAGACAGCTTGCACAGAAGAAGTGTTTGAAGTTGCTGAGTCTACTATTATGAAGGCTCGAGGATTAAACAAAGATGTTCCGATTACCATTGTATGGGATTCAGTCGCAGCCTCTTCTCCAAAAGCGGAGCTGACTGGTGATTATGATAAGGATACAATCGGCCTCCAAGCAAGATCTATCTCTAGAGGGATGAGAAAGATCACTCAAGTGATCGGTAATACTAATACCCTTTTCATCGCACTTAATCAAACGAGAACGAAGATTGGTGTAATGTATGGAGATCCTACAACTACGCCAGGCGGAATGGCAATTCCTTTCCACTCTTCTACTCGAATTAAGCTAGGAGCTGGTTCACCTATCAAGAACAAAGAAGGTGAAGTTGTAGGAATCAACGTGTCAGCAAAGACTATCAAGAATAAAGTCGCGCCACCTTTTCGTTCCTGCCAATTTGAAATTCACTTCGGTGTGGGTGTCAAGGAGCATGAACAGATCACAGATCTTTTAAGGTCATCCGATGACGTAACTGCCGGAGGAAAGACATATTCTGTCGAAGGAGCCGGAGCATGGAAAACACTTACTGTTTCTAACACTAAAACTGGTGAAGTAGAAGTAGAAAAGAAGTTTACCAAGAGCGGTATGGAAGAAGTCTTGAAGAATCCTGATTATGCATGTCATATTGAAACTATGCTCGAGGAGATTCTTGTAAAAAGATTCAAGGGAAATTCTGAATTTGATTCTGATTCTTACGAGGAAGTCCGAGCTGTGGCGATGGATTTAGCTGAGGATGATCTCAAATGACTTGTGTAGTAAAAGTAAAGAAAACACACCCAGATGCAAAGATGCCTACCCAGGAAAAAGGTGATGTAGGCTGGGATCTTTTCGCAATACAATCAGGGGTAATAGCCCCAGGTACCACAGGTATGATCCACACAGGATTAACTCTAGCTGAAACACCGATTGAAACAGATCCTTATAAGCAAGTGCTGATCAAAGTTGAAGGCCGATCAGGTCTTGCACTTAAGAAGTCTGTTTTTCCAGTCGGTGGAATTGTTGACCCATATTATCGAGGTGAGCTATGTGCTCTTCTTTATAACGGTGGCAAGGAAGATTTCTTGTACGAAGCCGGCGACAGGGTTGCTCAAATTGTACTCTATCCTGTCCACGCTCGAGCCCTATCTAACGGGACAAAGTTCGTAGAATCTGATGTAGTTCATACAACAGGCAGAGGAACTAAAGGCTTCGGCTCGTCCGGAAAATAAGATGAATAATCCAACTTTGGTGCTTGACTGCATGAACATCTTTATTAGATGTTACGCGGCTAACCCAAAAATGTCTGCACAGGGCTTCCACGTGGGAGGAGTCGTAGGATTTCTCAAAACTCTGCGAGGTGTGTGTAATAAATTTTCCCCCGGCAAGATTGTTGCTGTTTGGGAAGGCGGAGGCTCTTCACGTCGAAGAGCTATCTATCCAGCTTATAAAAAAGGTAAAAAGCCAAAGCGGATGAATCGCTTCTATGAAGATGATATCCCAGATAGTGAGAAAAATAAAAACTTCCAGATCGCTACTTTGATCTCCATGCTTAAGGATTTACCTATATGTCAAGTATACGTGAACGATTGTGAATGTGATGATGTGATAGGGTATCTGTGCCAGTATTCTCTAAAAGATGAAAAGAAAGTAATAATATCTTCGGACCAGGATTATTACCAGCTCTTGAATGAAAATACACAGATTTACAGACTTGGAAAAAAAGAGACTGTATCTGCTGGTGATGTTTTAGATCTCACAGGAGTGACTGCTGCTAATTACTGCCTTGCTAAGTGTCTTGTCGGAGATAGTTCAGACAATATTAAAGGTATAAAAGGCGCCGGCTTTAAGAGTGTCGCAAAGAGATTCCCAGGGCTTGGAAGTGAAAAAGAGTGCAATTTAAGTGAGATTTTTGAGGCTGCTTCTGGGAAGAGAGACGAAAAGATTAAGCTGTACCGAGAGATAGCAGACAACTTTGATATCGTGAAAAGAAATTGGCGTTTAATATACTTAAATACGAATAATTTATCCGCGGCCCAGATGACTCAAATTAATCATGTAATAGATACATTTGAGCCCCGGAGAAATAAGATAAGTTTGATGAGAGGGTTGATCAAGGTCGGAGTTCAAAGCTTGGACGTTGAAGCTCTCATGTTAAGCATGATCTATGTGAAATGATAAGGGGTAAGATATATGTCTTACGAAGAATCGNGCGCCTCTTTTGGAAGCTATGGAAAAGCATTCCAAGAGAAGATCGTTCAAGGGNTGTTAACTGATCGCCTCTGGGCTGAACAGATGTCAGAAGTCATTGATGTTGATTTCTTTGATTTGAAATATCTTAAGTTTTTAGCTGACAGATACTTTAAATATCATGGAAAATACAAAGACTTCCCCACACTCCAGCTGCTAGTTTCGATAATTAGAGATGACCTCAAAGCAGGTAATGATATTGTGCTTCGAGACCAAATTATTGATTACCTCCAGCGCATCCGCCACAACCCAGACATGGGCGATCTTGAGTATGTCAAGGATAAGGCATTAGATTTCTGTCGAAAGCAAGCATTTAAAGGTGCCCTAGAGCAAGCAGTAGACCTAATTCAAACTGATAAATTCGATTCAGTTATGGATCTTATGAGACATGCATTATCTGTAGGCACTACACCATCTATTGGGCACGATCTCTTTGAGGACATGGATGCTCGATTTGTAACAATCAGCCGCCACCCAGTGCCGACTGGAATTGATGTTTTAGATCAAAAAGGAATTTTGAATGGCGGGCTAGGCCGCGGCGAAATAGGAGTTATAACTGCACCTACTGGTGTAGGTAAGTCCCACATGCTAGTTAATCTCGGCGCCGCTGCTATAAGCCGAGGGAAAAACGTTGTTCATTACACGTTTGAGCTTACTGAAAATTCCACCGGCCTCCGGTACGATTCTAACCTTTGTATGATTCCATCTAACGAGGTTCCTGAAAGAAGCGACGAGGTAAAAGAGGCATACGAGAAGATGGAGGGTCTTGGTCGGCTCATGATCAAAGAGTATCCTACAGGAACTGCAACAGTTCAAACACTTCGGTCTCACATCGAGAAACTGTCACTTAAAGGATTTATTCCCGATCTTCTTGTTATAGACTATGCTGATATTATGAGATCATCTCGACAGTACGACTCTATGCGACATGAACTCAAGAAAGTTTATGAAGATCTCCGAAACCTGGCAATGGAAAAGAATTTGCCAATATGGACTGCCTCACAAAGCAATAGAGAAAGTGCATCGTCAGATATCGTCGGCCTTGAGAATATGGCTGAGTCTTATGGTAAAGCCCAGGTCGCCGACGTTGTTATCTCTATTTCCCGAAAACCCGTAGAAAAATCCAGCGGAATGGGGCGACTTTATGTTGCCAAAAATCGCGCAGGCCGAGACGGAATTGTGTTCCCAGTAAAACTAAATACAGCAATGTCAAGATTCGCTGTAATTGAAAACACAGAAGAGATGACTCTGGCAGAAGCCCAGGGCAAAAACGAGAATGACATAAAAAAGGTTTTGCAACAAAAATGGAAACAAGTTAGCAAAAGAGAAAACAATGTCAGCGAAAAGAAATAGAATCTTATATTAAGAGTCAAAGGAAAAAAATGGCAACGTACAACGAGGTTTTTGAGAAATCGGTTGAGTACTTCAAGGGCGATGAACTCGCCTCTTCCGTTTTTGCAACTAAATACGCTTTGCAAGACAAGGAAGGAAACTTCTTAGAAACAACCCCTGACCAAATGCACAGGAGGTTGGCAAAAGAGTTTGCGAGAATCGAGAGTAAATATCCAAACCCGATGTGCGAAGATACAATTTATAATCTTCTGAAAGATTTTAAGTACATTGTTCCGCAAGGCTCTCCCATGTCAGGAATTGGGAATAAGCACCAAGTTCAATCATTATCAAATTGCTTTGTAATCGATTCCCCGACAGATTCTTACGGTGGAATTCTCAAAGCTGATCAAGAGCAAGTACAGATTATGAAGCGACGCGGAGGCGTCGGATTTGATATCTCTACTATTCGTCCCAAGGGTATGAATACATCAAATGCTGCAAAGACAACTGACGGGATCGGTGTCTTTATGGAAAGATTTTCTAATTCCTGTCGAGAAGTTGCGCAAGGCGGNCGCCGCGGCGCTCTGATGCTCACAATATCAGTTCATCATCCAGACATTGAGACGTTTATTAANATAAAGCGTGATCTAACGAAGGTGACAGGGGCTAATATTTCAATTCGCCTGACTGATGAGTTTATGGAAGCTGTGGAAAATGACGAGAGTTATGAACTAAGATTTCCCGTCGATTCGACAAATGACAATCGAATTTTTACTCAAACTACTTCTGCTAAAGAAATATGGAACCAAGTAATCGAATCAGCACACGGCTCGGCAGAGCCCGGGCTTTTATTTTGGGACAATGTTCTTAACTACACTCCTGCGCAGATCTATAAAGATGAGGGATTCAATACAATTAGTACTAATCCTTGCAGTGAAATTACGCTGTCAGCTTACGACTCATGCCGGCTTTTACTTTTGAATACTACGTCGTTCGTAAAAAACCCATTCCAAGAAAATGCTGAATTTGATTTTGATTTATTCAAGAGCGTAACGATTCAGGCTCAAAGATTGATGGATGACCTGGTAGATCTTGAGATTGAATGTGTAGATAAAATTATTTCAAAAATAAAGTCTGACCCAGAAGACATATCTGTTAGAAGGACAGAGTTGGATCTATGGAAGAGAGTCAAAGATGTTGCCCTCAAAGGACGACGAACTGGCTTAGGCGTCACCGGAATTGGTGACACACTTGCTATGCTCGGTCAAACATACGGGTCTAAGGAATCTATCTTCTCAACTGAAGACATCTATAGAACGATGGCAGTGTCTGCATATGAGTCATCGTGTCAGATGGCAACCGAGCGAGGTTCATTCCCCGCTTACGATTTTAGCAAGGAGGTGGGACATCCATTTATGGAACGCCTCTTTGAAGCCTCACCAGAGTTACGAGAATTACACGAGGCACATGGCCGAAGGAATATTGCATTAACAACAACAGCACCTTGTGGAAGTGTCTCAACGTTAACACAGACTACCTCTGGAATCGAGCCGGCATTTATGTTAAAATATACACGCCGAAAAAAGATCAACCTAAACGATCCTGACGCAAAAGCAGATTTTGTTGATGACCTTGGTGACCGATGGCAAGAATTTGATGTATATCACCACGGGTTTAAGTCTTGGATGGATGCTACTGGGAAAACAGAGATTGAAGAAAGTCCGTACAGCGAAGCAACAGCTAATGAAATTGTGTGGGAGTCTGCAGTAGATCTCCAGGCAGCAGCACAAAAATGGGTATGTCACGCAATTAGCAAGACAATAAATCTACCAAGCAATGTGACTGTAGACGATGTTAAGAACGTATATTGGAGAGGCTGGAAACAGGGCCTCAAAGGTGTTACGGTTTATCGTGACGGATGCAGAACAGGCGTCTTAGTTTCGTCAGACTCGGACAGCAGCACGACAGATAGATTTGTAGAAACTCCGGCACCGAAAAGAGAAGATTTATTAAAGTGCGATATCCACCACGCATCGATCAAAGGTGAAAAATGGACAATTCTTGTCGGGCTTATGGACGGAAAACCTTACGAAGTATTCGGTGGCCTGGCAAATAAAATTGAGATCCCCCGATATTATAGAGCAGGCAGCTTGACAAAAAGGACAAGAAAGACCAGAAATTCTATTTATGACTTAAGGTTTGGCCACAAGACAGATGAGTTCTGTATTAAAGATGTAGTCGAAGTATTCGATAATCCAAACTATTCAGCATTTACACGAACTATCTCTCTCGCCCTAAGGCACGGCGCCCCCGTCTCCTTTATGGTCGAGCAGCTCCACAAAGATCGAGATACTGATTTCTCTTCTTTCTCTCGAGTTATTGCTCGCGTACTTAAAAACTATATTAAGGATGGAACTGTGTCAGGCCGAAAAGTTTGTGATGAGTGCTCAGCAGAGGACTCTCTTGTCTATCAAGAAGGTTGTGTAACTTGCAAAGCTTGCGGAATTGGAAAGTGCGGATAGTTATATTCGAAGGAGGGACCAGATATGAGAAAATCAATATCAATAGATGAAAAAATCAGTGAAATCAAATTAAGATATAATCCAATTGTTATCACTGTAAATAAGTTTGACGAGGATGCTGCGCGGAAGTTTCGAGATGAAATAAACGCAGCCCATAACACCGGCCAGCCGGTCATACCTGTAGTGATCGCGTCATACGGCGGCGCAGTATATTCTCTTTTGAATATGATTGACACTATTGAGAGCGCCACTCTTCCAATCATGACTATTGCAGAAGGCAAAGCCATGTCATGCGGCGCCGTTCTGCTTTCCTGCGGTACGAAGGGTTACCGATATGCAGCCCCTAATGCAACAATCATGATCCATGACGTTAGCTCGATGAGCAGTCGACAAAAAGTTGAAGAGCTCAAAGCAGATGTAAACGAATCAGATCGATTGAACAATAAAATAATGCGCCTTATGTCTTCTAACTGCGGAAAGCGCCCAGACTATTTTCTTAAAGAAATTCATAAGCGTGGACGAGCAGACTGGTTTCTTGAGGCTGATGAATGTCTAGAATCTGGATTAGTTGATCATGTCGGTCTTCCCGAAATGAAAATTTCTGTTAATGTAGAAATCGATATCGAATAGTTAATAGATGTACCCTTAAAGGAGTTCGTCTATGTCTGATTCTATTTTTCGAAAAGTCCCCAAGACTGGTGTAATATTCACCACCGCGTCAGCAATGAAACTAGGCTTCTATAGAGGCCATCCTGATTGGTGTAATTTCGGCCAAGGCCAGCCTGAGACAGGATACTTAGATGGCGGCCTTGAGCGCATCACTCGTATCGATATTTCAGAAGGGGATCATGAATACGCGCCGGTTGGCGGCCTTCTTGAGTTACGAGAAACCATCGCCAACATGTACAATGAACTCTATAGAAAAAATAAGAAATCTAAGTACACAGCAGAGAATGTTTCCATCGCTAGCGGGGGCCGAACCATCCTTACAAGAACAGTCGCCGCCCTAGACAATATCAATCTAGGGCATTTTCTTCCCGATTACACAGCATACGAAGAGCTTCTTTCTACGTTCAAAGGGTTTAATACTATTCCAATTATGCTAGATCCAGATAATGGGTATACTTTNTCACCCCAAGATCTCCAGCGTGAAATCCAAGGCAGAGGTCTCGGTGCAGTACTTGTATCAAACCCATGTAACCCAACTGGAAAAACAATTTCAGGAAGGCATCTAAGATCTTGGCTTAAAGTGGGAAGAGAGACAGGCTGCTGCCTGATTATGGATGAGTTCTACAGCTCTTATATCTGGGAAGGTGTACCGACAGGAGAGACGCTCAGCTGCGCCAAACACATTAACGATGTGAACAAAAACAATGTCTTGATAGTCAACGGCCTTGGAAAAAATCAAAGATATCCTGGCTGGAGAATTGGCTGGGTCATCGGCCCTAAAGATGTTATCAAATCTATTAATAGCGCCGGTAGCTTCTTAGATGGAGGTGCCCCCCGTCCAATTCAAAGAGCAGCGGTTCCTCTTCTTAGTCCCGAAGCTGTGACACAAGAGACAGAATCTATTCAAAAAGAATTTAGACAAAAACGTCAAGTAATGATGGACGGGCTTAGAAAAATTGGAGTAACATTTGATTGTGAACCTGGAGGATCGTTTTACTTATGGGGAAACGTGTCAGCATTACCTGAGGGTCTAAATACTGGCATGGACTTCTTTCACGCGTGCTTAGAAAAGAAGGTGATTGCTGTCCCAGGAGAGTTCTTTGATGTCAATCCAGGAAAAAGAATGAAGAATGCTGGATCAAGATTTAAAAATTATTTAAGATTTTCGTACGGCCCTGACATTGATACGATTAATAAAGGCTTAGCTCGTCTCGAAGAGATGGTTCAAGAAAGACTCTGACTTAAAATATATTGCTTCATATGTAGTTTACAGCGCACCTATTTTCTCGTGACAAAACAAACATAGCAGGAGCTTTTAAATGAATCCAGTCAATCTAGTCGCAGGGGTCAACCGCGTCACCATAAATACATCTGTTCCAGTAGCCCCCACAGCCGGTGTAGCAGATGATGCTAACATCGCAGGTATGTTCATCTACTCTCGAGTGCCAATTCGCATTTGGCAGATGAATAACGCCAACGCCTGGTCTCACATGGATGAGCTCACAGGTGCTTCAGGCTCAAGAATTGTTACAGTCTACTTTGACGCAACTGATGTCACCAGAATCTTTCTGCAATCGACAGGAGATGATGGTGCCATTGTTCGTGTGGTCCGCCGAGAGCAAGAAGGATCAAACGTCCAGCAAGAAGGCGCCAATCAAAGAGTTCACGTCGCAGCAAGCTTTGCAAGTTTGACAGATACACCCAATGCTTACACAGGTCAGGCTGGCAAGTACCCTCGCGTTAACGATGGTGAGACTGCCATTGAGTTTGTTGCTTCCTCCGGTGAAGGTGCACAAGGCCCAGCAGGTCCCCAAGGTCCAGCCGGCCCAGCAGGTGCAGAAGGCCCACAAGGTCCAGCAGGTGCGGATGGCGCAGCTTTAAGCAATCCTCATGTTCATGAAGGAAGTCTTGCTGTTGATGTTCCAGGAGATGCAGCCTCCTGGTCCATTGTGCCGACCCAGTTTTATAAGTATGATTATCCGAATCTGTCGCCACAAGATAAGCTAGCTTATGACAATCCAACCAACAGCGGCAAGATACCTTTGCTTTCGACTACCCTGCCTAGTAATACAGATATACCTAGCTTGGTTGTGGGTGGTTTTGATTATGCTGACCCTTCGACTCCTTCCCAGGGTTATCATCCTACTTATTGCCCCACCGCCCATTATGGCTGGGAACCCATCCTCAGCCACGATCCACGCCAGCGTGAGACCATTCAAGCCCAGGCCGGTCTCAGCGGGTGGAAATGGCAGTTCGCCTGGGGCGATGCAGGCTCGGCACCTAGGTTTTATACTTTTGGACCCATGGGCGGGGGCCCAGAGGGAGCAAAGCTTCAAATAACAGGCTCAGTAATGTTGACCCCTCAGTCCAACATATTCTTCGGCGACCCTAGTCATGCCACCTTGGCAGATTACCCTGAGCTTTGGGGGCGCGGCGATGCCGACGGTCTCATGATTAACCGCAACATGTTCGTCAACAATTCTAATGATACTTATTATCAATTTGGTGACGACAGGTCACTCGTTAGGTTTGCGTCCTCTTCTTATATTGATCTTGGAGAAAACAGCGTGCTAGCATTGGGCGACGGCACACAGTTGATCAACCAAGCTGGCGAGCTTAACATTCCCGCTGGTTCAAATCTTCCCACTGCCCTTCAAGTCCCAAGTTATGGTGTCAAGTTCCACACAAATAGCACAAATGAAGCAATTGAGATGAGCGAACTGACGATCGTTGGGGACACAGACGATTACCCAGAGGCCACAGCCGNAGGCAAGTTCACCTGCAAAACAAAGGCGGAATTCCAGTACGACACTCACCTCAACGGGTGTACCAGGTTTTCCACTATGGCCGGGGGATACCAAGGACAGGAAGAGGCAGTCTTGTTCAGGCATGCTCAGGGGGAATACGGCGGCCTCTGGGAGCCGACTGCCCGCTTTGGCAAGCATGT